ACTTATTGGTTCTGTGGATATTCAGAAAGGCAACGATGGCAATCCTGACTCAAACGTAATCAAAATGTATTATCCTCTTGATGGCGAGAAGCCTGAAAGCTCCGAAAAGAAAACTGAGGATAAGAAGGGAGGTGCTGGCACAGGAGGCAAGAAACGTCAACCTGTTTTTGAAGACGATTAATTGTAACAAGCGCATGGATGCGCTATTTATTTGAGATCATCATGGCAAAATTTAATCATTATCCAGATTCAAGCCCTCCACCAGTTGAAAAAATCGTAGCTCAGAATGAGATCGATAGACACAAGGCTGAATTTTTCAGCAAAGGTGGCAGAATAGAACAGATTCCAGCTGGAACCACTTCATACAACAAAGATGGCACAATCAGAAAATAGGTGAGATGATGGCAAAGATTCCAACTATGAACACTATGAATAATGCTTTTATTTCTTTGCCTGATATTGAGGAAAAGACAAGACGTGAATACCTTGGCATGTCCAGCCTAGGCAGTGACTGTGAACGTAAGGTGTGGCTTGGTTTCAGATTCGCCTCAAGAAAAATAATTCCATATCGCATCAAATTGATCTTTGATAGAGGCCATTGGGAAGAGCACAGAATTATTCGCGATCTGAAAAAACTTGGTTTACGAGTTTTCAGGCGCAATGAAAAATCAGAAGAGATAGAAATTTTTGGCACAGATGGAGAAAAGCAAGAACAGATAATTGGATTTGCTGGCCATGCAAAAGGGCACTTGGATGGTCGCTGTGTTGGTGTTTTAGAGGCGCCAAAAACTGAACATCTTCTTGAAATGAAATCAATGAATGATGCAAGATTTAAAGCTTGGCAAAATAAAGGTGTTAAAGAATCTGATCCTGTTTATTATAGCCAAACGCAAAGATATATGGATAAATCAAAATTAACACGGACTCTGTTTGCCGTGAGGAATAAGAATAATGAAGACCTGAAATTTGAAAGAATACGTTTTGATAAACCACATGCTGATATGCTTGCCAAGAAAGAGCAAGACATAATCACATCTGATGTTCCTTTTGGCCAGAAATTTTCTCGAACATGGTTTGCATGCAAAGGTTGTTCACATTATGATGTTTGCCACAATGACGCCGCTCCAGTAAAAACTTGTAGAAGCTGCGAGCATGTTGACTTGGCGCTTGAAGGCAAGTGGCTTTGCGCAATGAACAAAGATAAAGAATTAAGTCTTGCTGATCAACTGAAAGCATGTCCTTCATATAGAAGGTTGTTTTAATGTTTTTTCAGGATCGATGGTATCAAGTTGATGGCGCACGAATAACTGCCGATTGCATTCTCGCTGCGCCAAAGTGCAATCCAGTTTGCGCTGTGCCAACGGCTGCCGGCAAGTCAATTATGCAATGTCATATTGTTGATCACTATTTATCAGCTAGACCGCAGAAAGATGTTCTGCTCCTATCAAATGTTTCTGATATTCTTGAACAAAATCATACTAAGTTATTTGACTACTTTTCTGAGATCGATATAGGGCTATATAGCGCGGGTCTAGGCTCGCGAACCGTTAATAAGATTACCGTAGCGGGCATTGATAGCGTATACAGGAGACCGCATTTATTTAAAAATGTTGGTTTAGTTGGAATTGATGAATGCCACAGAATAAATAATGAAGATGAAGGCAGATACCGCAATTTTCTCAAGAAATTAGATGCACAATATTTTGGCCTGACCGCAACTCCATTTAGAACAGGTCAGGGGTATATTTACAGAGGTAAACATGCCCTATTTAATCATCTTTCATATGATCTAACATCATTTGAAAATTATAATAGATTATTAGATGAAGGTTGGCTATGTCCTTTAATACCTTTGCCAACTTCTGTAAAAATGGACACAAAAGGAATTGGTTCACGTGGCGGTGACTTCAAAGAAGAAGAATTAACTGAGCGTTTTACACGCGAAGATATTACAAACGCAATCACGGATCAAATAATAAAATACGGCGCAAAGAAATATAAAAAATGGTTAATATTTGCGATCGATCAAGATCACGCTGATATGATTGCAAATAGCCTGAATAAAAAAGGCTATCCAACTGGTGTTGTTTATAGTGGAGCTGTTGAAAGTAAAGACAGTGTTTTAAGAAAATATCGAAAAGGTGAATATCGCGCCGTAGTCAATGTTAATATGTTGACTACAGGATTGGATATACCTGAAATTGATTTAATAGCGCATTGCAGACCAACTCAAAGCCCAGTGTTTCACGTACAAAGTAATGGCCGTGGTGGGCGGTGTGTTTATGCTCCTGGTTATGATTTGAATATTCTTGCTGAACGATTGAAGGCGCGCGATGAAGGCAAATCTCATTGCTTAGTTCTTGACTTCGCAGGCAACACGGCTCGTCTTGGCCCAATTAATGATGTTTATGTAAAAGAGCCAGGGGAGAAAGGTGGTGATGGCGGACCAATGGTAAAGGAATGCCCAGAGTGTACAACATTAAACCATCTATCTGCAAAAGAGTGTATTGCTTGTGGCTATGAATTTCCAAGAAAAGAAAAAATAACATCTATCGCATCTAGTCTGGATTTGATACGAACTAAGAAAAATCTTGAGCAATGGGTTGAAGTTAAAGACGTTTCATATTCAGTTCATCAAAAGAAAGGTTCTAAATCTTGTCTGCGAGTTTCATATAATTGCGGATTTATGTCTTTCTCTAAATGGGTTCATCTAGAAAGTTATGGATATCCAAGAGATGCAGCAAGAGCCTGGGTTAAATTTATGTATTCGGGTCTTGGTGATATGCCAAGCAGCTTGAATGATCTATGGAAAGATAGGCATCTGTTGAGAGTGCCTTCACATATCTTTGTAAATCAGGATGGTAAGTATCCAGAGATCAAAAAATATAAATTTGATAAGGGTGATAATTTACCAATTAAATTGAAAACGGTTAAAGATATTCCTATTGACGATGATATTCCTTTCTAGCTATCTATTTACTGGGATATTAATCCCTAGTAGGCTCTAGCTATCCTATAGAGCGGCGTTTGTTGCTAAGTCTATGATTTATATAGAAATTACGTTTGGTTATAATAAATAGTAGTTTTAGGTCTGAAAGCGCCTAAATAGGCTAAAACGTAACCTATTGATTTTAAAGGACTTTTTATAATCGGTTATAATAGCGTCAAAAGCTATTCTAAACTATTCTAGCTATAGATGGAACTCCTTATAAATCAATAACTTAGCATGACAGAGCCTAGAATAAAGCCTAAAAAGGCTTATAAATCAATAGCTTAGGTCTAAAGTCTTGCTTCCTTTATATAGGGTCAAAATAGCGAATACGGTATAGTTCGCTTATCGGTGGCCGCGCCGATAAATAAAAGGCGGCCTGGCTAGATAGCCTGGCGACGAGGCGCTATAAATCCTGCGGGTTCTAGGTCTACCTTTAGAAAGTACCTAGTATTAGATAGCTGGAAGAGCGCGAAAGCGAAGCGAGCCTAATTCGTCGTGAGACGTTTAAGTCGAAATGCCGTGAGGCATAATTGCGCCATGAGCAAGCGCGATCTGACGAGATAGCTCAAACTAAAAAGGAAATGTCATGAACGACACTAAATTTACTTCTAAACAAGTTTCTGTTATTCTTTCCGCTGTTGACCAGTCAGTAAATAAAATGCGAGTTCTAGCAGACCCGACTGGTAGAGGTTTTGTAAAACGGTTTCTGATGAATATGGATGATCCGGTAACTTATCTGGAGAAGCTTAATTCTGGCGCCATAGCATGGGCGGATAATTATGAAACGCAAGAGCCGGTAATTTTGTTTGCTAAAGTAGATTGTGACGAATGGGAAGTTCGCACTGACTACTAATTAACATGGCCACAGAAATGTGGCCTTTCTTTTCCGACTAGCATAGGAAACTAAAATGACTATTACCAAGAATCAATTAAACGCAGTGCGAGCATTTAACCGTGTATGGATGCCAAAGCAAGAGCGCCATGAATATGGAATGGAGGCAGATGCTGGATTTGATGGCGGTGAGTGGAGTGGACCTATTCATTGCGATATGATGGAAAGGGATTACTATGCGACAATGAAGCGCGTCGCTGAAAGATTCGGTTTGACTCAGGATTAGTTGGAAACAAATGTTGATGGATACTTCCATGATCAGATGTATTGCTACCAATCTAGCAAAGATGGATTCTCGCAACACGGTAGGAATTACTAAGTCGAAACGCCAAGGATGGCGTAATTACGTTGTGAGCGAACGTGATCTGATGATGACTGCTCGGATTATGGAGAATTAAAATGGCAAAGAAATATTATTCTTTATTGGTTCGCAGTAATACAAAATCACCATGGTGCGTTGAGTTTGGTGACTATGATAGAGATGTTGTTATGGATGAATTGCGTGATTATATGTACCATGACAATAAAAGAATGAATTTAAAAATAATCTGTACCGGTGATACTCAAGCAGAAATTAACGCTGAGGTCGAAAGATTGAATGGAGGTTCAGTATGAATAATTTAAAGGAATTAAATATTGGCAGAATTGTATCTGCAATTTTGATATTTCAAGTTACTTTATTTAAGGAATCTGATATCAATAAAATATTTGAAGCAATTGATCTTGCTGTAATGATTTCTTGCAATTCAAATGAGCAAACTCCAATTTATCTAATGCCAACAAGTGGAGGAACGCCAATTTATATAAATTCTGGTTACATTGTTGAGATTGCATATTATAAATAGAGGGTTAAATCATGGAATTAGAATTAACAAGCGAACAGATTTCAATTCTTCATTGGCAGTTGAGGAATGAAATTAAGTCAACGGTTGAAAGCGATTCAACTGGAATACTTAAAGTTGAACAGGCCTTTCATGATGTAAAAGATTTCTTTGAGCATCTCTGTGAAATTGAAGAAGGGGCGTGGCTTTACTTCAATGAAGCGGGCCATGTTTGGGAAAAGGTGGAATGTAAGTGGAGATTACGCGATGAGTAATAAACTTTGTTACATCAATACTAACCGTGGGTTTGTGCATCTCAATAAGGACGGGCAAATTCATTTCGTAGCGTCATTGCGTTATGCTCAACCTTATCGCTGCTTTGATGATGCTGATGAGTTCGCAAAAGGTTTGTATGCCAGAAAACTTGGCGTTCATTATTTCTGCATTGTTAATGCAGCTTAATTAATCAATTAACTCCAACTATCGCAGGAGAAATAAAATGGTAAATCGTATTGTTCGACGTTCTGGAAGAAATTCAGGCAAAACATCATTGGCACCATGGCAGAAGAAAGCCATATTAAGCCAGCTCGGAGCGGAGCCATCAGATAGCATTAAAGAATGTGATATTCTGCTCGAAGCGGCAAGGCGAGAAGATTTAGAAGGTTATGAGGCAGCGTTTAATTTAATTGTTCATGGTAAATTGCCTGACGCTGCGCCTCCTGAAAAAATCAATACAAAAATGATTGTTGATGCAATCAATGATTATGAGGCTCAGGCGATTGAAGGAGTTCAGCAGGTCGCTGAGGCTGAGGTGATGCGAATCGCAGCAGTGATAACGAAACATGCAAAAGAAAGAATTGATGAAGAGTCAAAGAAATTTAATACTGTAGAATATGTTGTAACCAGTAAAGCGGGAGCGAAAGTAAAAGTTGAAGGACCGCTCCCAGAATGTTTTCAAAATATTCTTGAGCTTGCAGATGAGCGAGTCAACATATTATTAGTTGGCCCCGCTGGATGCGGCAAGACGCACACGGCGATGGAAGTAGCAAAAGCTTTAAAGTTGGACTTTGCGGGCCAGAGTTGTTCTGCTGGTATGAGTGAATCAATTTTTTCTGGTTGGCTGTTGCCAATTGAGAAAGGAGGTCAATTTGTTTATGTATCTTCTGAGTTTGTTCGCGTTTATGAAAACGGTGGCGTGTTCCTCTTCGATGAGATTGATGCTAGCGACAGCAACACTCTCCTGTTCCTCAATCAGGCTCTCGCAAATGGAAGTTTCTATCTTCCACAGCGATTTAATAATCCAAAAGTTACAAAGCATAAAGATTTTGTTGCTATCGCTGCCGCCAACACTTATGGCACTGGTGCTACTGCTATGTATTCTGGACGCAATACTCTGGACGCTGCTACTATGGATCGTTTTAGAATGGGAGTGGTGTCGATGGATTATTCAGCGGTCGTCGAAGAAGCACTCATTGAAGCAGAAGTATTGCGATGGGGAAGAGCAGTCAGAGATGTAATCAAACAAAAAAATCTCAGGAAGATAATGAGCACTCGCTTATTACTTGAGGCATCAAAAATGCGCCGAAATAAAAATTGGAGCATTAGGCAAATATCAGAAGCTTACTTCTGCGATTGGTCTCCTGAGGAACGTCACATAATTGAAAGCAATGTTTCCTACAGAGCAAAAATTGAGATTGAGGATTAATCATGGAGACTATTCGCAAAGGTCACATTGATATTCATTTCAGCTCAATCATTGATTTCATCGATGCTCCACCACCAAGAAATGAATATAACAATAAAAAATATCATGGTTTAAAAACAAGGAGGTATAGCGAAGGGCATTATTATGGGAAAGCAGGACCAACAATTAAAAGCTATCAGGATGCAGTTGATAAGGCTTTGCTTGGTGATCATGAATTGTATGAAAAATATTTAATTCCAAAAGTTGAGGAGTTGAATAAGGCTCTTCATGTTGAGACTAGCTCATACGCACACATTGTTCCTGTTGTGAAACGTCGCCGTGTGAAAAGCAGTTTTGGTGACGAGCTTGATATACATGCTGTCAACCAAGGAAGGTTAGACAAAGCATGGAGCACCACGGAAAGAATTGAATTTGATCAGGAGCATCATCTAGTTACAATATTGGCGGATATAGGCAATAATTGGAATATATCAGCCGATGATACATTGTGGATGGCTGCTTCAATGGTCAAGTTGATTTCTGACATTGAGCTCTCTGGAAAGTCAGTTCAGATAATCATAGGTGGAACAGGAGCTGGTATAACAAGGAATGGAGCCAATGGAACATATACAATTGTTGTCAAGAAGTATAATGAGAGCTTGTCTCTTGAGCGCTTAGCTGCAATGTGCCATGTTGGTTTCTTTCGTTCTGTAATGTTTGATGCAATTCATAGATGCAGCGATACAGTTTGTGAAACCTTAGGGCACTCTGTGCATTTCAATAAGGGGAACTATCCTTTTGTATTGCAGGATGAAATTGAGCTAGGGCATACAAAAGTAATATTGATGGATAAAGCTCTTAATCTTCATCAGGCTATTAGGTCACTAAATAGTGCATATAAGCAGATGACAGATAAATAATTTATTATTTCGTAGTAAAAGGGCTTTACTTTTTCGTAAAGCCCAGTAAACTAGCTGTACGGTCGTATAGCGACCTCCCTGGAAACGTAGTCTTACCATAACCTACCATTAAAAGGAAATACAAAATGAAATACTTACTTTCTGCTGAGTTCAAAGTTATGCGTCGTGGCGAATTCGTTGAAGCTGACACTTCTGTCGGTGAATTCATTTACGACACCGAAGGCGAAGCTGTATCGAATGGCGTCGCTCATGAAATTGCTGATAACAACGCTCTGACTGTCAGCAAGAAGCTCAAGAAAGAAGATTACATCAACGCTCTCAACGAGGAACTTTCCAAAATGGAAGTATCTGAACAGAACACTCCGACCGAAAGTCAGCGCGTCTTGCAGATCGTCAAAGATGGTTATGACGCTGGCAAGAACGACGACGCCATCCTTATCGAAATTGTAACTGCTGGCATTAGCTTCAAGAAAGCCGCGAAACTGTTTAAACAATCTGTCGAATCGCTCGGCCTGCGCGTAAGCACGAAAGATGTTGTTACTCAGGCCAATGAAATTTTGGCAGCGATTGACTTTGCTCCAACAACTCAGGCCGATGTCGACGCCGCTGTAGCTGCGATTACATCGAAGGTTGAAAAAGTCGAAGCGAAGCAAGCTCTGGCTGCGATTCGCAAATACGCCAAGACAAACGAAATCACTTTGCCGGAAAAACCGAAAGGTCAACGCGGTGCGACTGCTGGCCATGGCTTCCGCAACAAAGCTTTCGATTGGATCAAAGCGAACCCAGAAGCCAAAGAAGCGGATTTTGTGGCCTGGGTTGCCGCTGAAGGCAAACCGGAGCCGATTCAAAAACGCCTCGCTGGCATTTTTGTCCTCGTCCACGAGTTCCACGCTGCCAATTAGTAATCTCCAAATTAGTAATCTCCACTAAATTAAAAAGCCCGCCAAGCGCGGGCTTTTTATCATCTATAGAAAAGTCAACTCCTACTTCTCCCTAGCACTCATATAACCTTTAGATATACTTAACGCTATTAACTAAATACCTAGTTATATAGCCTCTAAAACGGCCTGCCAGCCCTATAGGCCGCTGACCCGCTACCCTAGTAGCGGCCCTATAGCCGATCGCCCCGCCAAGCTAGCGCCATGGGGCTTCCTCCCGCCTTAACGCCCTTATTCTAGCCGCCTTTTCGCCTACTCTAGCCGCCTAGTTCATCCTTCCTTTATATAGCTACTTCTAGCGAGAATGATTCCTATTTAAGAACGATTCCTATTTAGAAAATGGCTATCGAACTAGAGCTATTCGCCTCTGGATAATATTCGCCTTCTACTCTCTTTAGACTTCCCCTCAGAATTAATAGGGCCGATAATAGGCGGCTTCCCTATAAAGAGAGCTGAAAATGAATATTAACTACGCACTGAATCAAGCGGCCATTTTATCAAATATACAACGATTCTCAATGATAAAACTCTCCGCACCGGAATCCGTGTTGGAGCATACTGGATTCGTCGCCATAACAACAATGTTTATCACCAATTATTTAAAGGACAATGGGGAACAGATAAACGTTGAAGTCGCGCTATCAAAAGCTCTTGTGCATGACTTCGATGAAACTGTAACTGGCGATCTTCCACGGACATTGAAGTATGCGAGTACAGTTCTTCGCGAAGAGATTTACAAAATAGAAAAAGAAAACATGCTTCAGATATCAAAGAATATAGATGGCACAACTTTCTTCTACATTCTATGGAGCAGTGCTAAAGATGGCAATGAGGGATTGATTGTAGAATTCGTTGACTTTATTGCTGCGTTATATAAAATGCACAATGAAATTGTTCTTCGAGGTAATATAACCATGAAGGATAATATTTTCGATGGAACAAGGATGATGAAAAGGATAGGTGAATTCATAACAGTTTTAACCACACGCTTCAAGAAGTCAGAAGATTTTTTTTACAAAATAGAGCAAGATTTAACAACCAAAGTAAATGCCTGCCTGGCAAGTTGAGGATGACATGAAAATACTTCAAATGAATGTTTTTACCAATTCAAATATAGTTCCAGTGGTGTGGAAGAATTCCAGACCAAGTGTTGATAAAGTTGATATAGATAAAATAATATTGAGTCAACAGTTATAGTCCGTGAGATAATCGCATCAATGCGAAACCACATAATGTGGGCTCAGACTTCTCGCGTTCAAAATGTTCTTAAATTTTCTTATCCTGATGAGTTTGATTTTGCCATCATGGAGAGAGCGCGTCTTGAAATGGAAGATGATCATCATAAAGGAATTAGACAAGATGAATATCGCTCAAAACTTCCAGCGGCATCACTAACAAGATATACAATAAGCATAAATGCAAGAGAGCTGATGCGCCTGGCTAATTTCTTCCAAAAAATTAGTTTTTTGAATACTGAATTTTCAAATCAATTCAGCGAAGCAAAATCATCTCTTAGATATGTTGGTGAAATTCTTGGCTATCCAGAAAATATCCAAAAAGAATTTAAAATAAACAATCCAATATCAATGGATAGTCATAAAATTGGCCTATTTCATCCAAAGAAAATTGGAAACATCATAACAGGTGGATTTTCACTGCCTCTTGGTTTAAGAGCGCAAATAGTTCGCCATCGTGGCCTGTTGATTGAGGACAATTTAATTGAGGCCATAGAAAGGCATGGATCAAGTTTGGATATGGAGACTATGCTTGTTGTGAATATAACAGCAACAGTTGAAGAGTGGAAAAATGTTATTCGCAAGAGAAGTTGCTGGATAGCAAATTATAAAGTATGGAGTCATTTGATCGAAAGCGTCTCTCAATTAATTGGTGGCAATATTCCACTTCCTTGTGATGACGGCAGCTGTCCATTTAATGCTGATGCGATGGCTCGCTATGATGGCGATGACCCAAATCCTCCATGCCCAATACATTTAAAATTTAATAACCTGACGCCAAATTGTCATCAAGGTAATGAAATGATGCGAATGGTTAAAGCAGATGAACGCGATCAAATTTTTTGGAATCATAAAATTGAGGAATTAAGATGAGATATTACATCGCAGCCCCATTTTTCAATCAAACTCAATTACAAAGAGTAATAGAAGTTGAAAACTTGCTGACAATAATGCAAGTTGAATTTTTTACACCACGTCTATATGGCGTCATTAAAGATATGTCCGAGGCAGACCGCCTTAAAAACATGAGAGGCATCTATGATATGAATATCATGATGCTTCATCGTTGCGATGGCATGATTGCTCTAGTTGATGATAAAGACACTGGAACAATTTTTGAACTTGGTTATGCTGTTGCAATTAAGTTAAAAGGCGACAGAAAAATAATAACATTAAGCTTTGAAAATAAGCCAGTTAATGTTATGTTGGCATTTGGAATAGACACTCACTGCAAAGGAATAGATGAACTTCAAACTCATCTAATCAATGGCCAAACGCAAATGGCAGAGGTGAATGAATGATCCCAAACACATTCATTATCGGCGCTCCAAAATGTGGCACATCGACTGTTGCCAACTGGCTATCAAAAAATAGAGATTGCTGCGTGGCCAAAACAAAAGAATCAAATTACTGGAGAAATGAATATCACAAAGGAATACAGCATTATATTGACACTCAATTTTATCACCATATGGGTGAGACTGTAATTGTTGACGCAAGCACAATAAATCTCGTCTTGCGATATTCAGCTGAGCGTATATTCAGAACAAATGAAAATGCAAAAATTATAGTCTGCATACGCAATCCGTGGGAGCGGGCATTCTCTCACTGGAGCATGCTTAAAAGCTGGAGACCAGGGCGAGTCAGGAATCGATTCATTGATGAAATGAAGGCAAATTTAAAAACATTCAACCCATACAAATTCTCTGTAGAAGGTGATTTTGTTCCATATCTTGAAGAAAAGGGTGAGTGTTATCTGCCAACATTAATCGAACAAGGCATTTATGAGCATAGCTTGAATGAATATGAAAAATTCTTTCAAGAAAATGAAATTCACATAATAAGCCTAAAAGACATAAAAGACAATGGCGTGGCAACATACAAAAGACTTTGTGAATTTCTTGAAATAGAACCAGAGAAAACAATCGATCCAATATGCGATCCAAATACAAAAACAAAAGACGTTTTTAACATCAAACAATTTGACGCGCATACATTCAGAGAAATAAATGATATATTTCAGGATTGTAATCCAACGCTCAAATCGATCTGGTGATTTATGGCAAAAGAGATAGATGAAATACTTTGCGCTGCTGCTGATTTATTCGCGTCAAGAAACGCAGAGTATGGCAACGCATTTAAAAATCACCCAAGGATTCTATTTGAATTACTTGGACCAGTCGAATTAAAGACAATTGAGGATTTTGAACGCTTCACTAGAATCTCAGCAATAATCTCAAAATTAAATAGATACTGCAAAAACTTCCAGAAAGGCGGCCATCACGATTCTGCTCGTGATTTGGTTGTATTTTCCGCAATGCTACAAGAACTCCATGAGGAATAGTATGAAAATTGCAAGTATATCTTTCTATGATTTAAAAACACAAGTTGGTGGGGCAACAGTTTCAGCGGTAGCGTTCAAGAAATGGTGTGATATTCTTGGATTTGATTGCGATATAAGATGTGGAAAGGAAAATATACAAATTAAAAATTATGACGCTGTTTTCTTTAGCACACCGATTCCAAGAACTCCATCATTTGGCTATGCGACATATGAAGAATTGATCAAATTGTCAAATATTGCGTATAAGCCATTTGCATTGATGATTCATGTTGAAGATGACATGAATAAATATGGAGATAATTTGCAAATGTTCAACAATGAAAATTGCAAAGCTCTAGTCAATATTGATGAAAAGGCTGATTATTTTAAAGATTGGCATGAAAATCGAATCCAATGGAATCCGTGTTGTGAGCCGAAGTTTACAACTCCAAGAAGTACGCCGCAAGTAACAGAGTCAATAATATATTCAGCAAGAGTGACTCCATGGAAAAATGCGCATCTTTTGATTGCATTTGCCACCCAGCACGGCTTGCAATATCAAGTCTATGGCAGAATTGATAACCAAGATTATGCAAATAAATACAACATAAAATCAATTCAATATGATCGCCATGAACTAAAACATTTTGGTGATTTATATTGGGGTGTTTGTGGAAATGAAACAAACAGAATGCTTGTTAAAAGAGTTGAGTTAGCAGCGTTCGAGGCACTATCACACGGATTAATGCCTATTGTAAATGCAAATGCAATTCCTGATGATCTTAAAGGAATATTCATTGAGGTTGATGTTGATAATATTGATTATGGCAAATTAAAAGAGGATATAATATTCTATCGAAGTAATAAGATGGCAAGATGGCATGAGATGATTTCAAAGATGGCAACAACAAGTTATTCATACAAAGGTGCAAGAGCATCAGTCATTAAAATTTTAAATTCATTAGGTGCCATATGATTGCATTTGATACAGAAACAACAGGATTGCTAAAACCTGATGCTTGTGAATTGCACTTTCAGCCTCAAATTATTGAGTTGTATATGTGCAAGTTTGATTGGAATGGTAAAATACTTGATGAAATTGAAACATACATCAAGCCAACTTTGCCAATTCCTGAAATCATAACAAAAATTACTGGCATCACAGATCAAGATGTTGCCAAGGCGCCAAGTTTCATACAAGTTCAAAAGAAAATATCTGACTTCGTTCTTGGTGAACGAAGTTGGTTTGCGCATAATTGCTCATTTGATACTGGCGTAATTGCCTGCGAATTGATGCGCCATGATCTTGAGATGCGCTTTCCTTGGCCCCCAACTCAAATTTGCACCGTAGAAGCCAGTTTTCCAATACAGAATAAAAGATTAAAACTTGGCGATCTGTATCGCATGGCAACTGGCAAAGAAATTAAGAATGCGCACAGAGCAAAGGGTGATGTTTTGGCAATGGTTGAGTGCATAGTTTGGCTAAAAGAAAAGGGGTTCATAAATGCAGAACATTGCTAATATTGCTCTCAGGTCTGAATATACATTCGGAAGAACATTTGGCAAAATGGATGCTATAGCTGAGTATCATAACGATGCAGGTTATCTTGGCGTCGCTGATATAAATAACACATTCTCACATACATTCCTACAAAAAATTTGCGATAAGAAGCAAATAAAGCCAATATTTGGCGTTCGTCTTGAGGTGTTGAAAAATCCTCATGCAAGAGAGCGAGGAAAGTGTGGTCCAACTTATATCTTTATCGCAAAGAATGAAAAGGGCTTGAATGAAATAAATAGATTAACAAAAAAGGCATGGGAGAATTTCTACTACAAGCCAATGATTTCTCAGAAGGATGTATTTGATTTATCTGATAGCGTTTTTGTAATTGCTGAAAATATGGAGTCAGTTGAGCGCGTTGATTATATTGCTCTCACTCCATCAACGCCGCGAATGCTTCTTGATTTTGATATTCCAAAAGTCTACATCAATAATAATTATTTCTGTAGACCAGAAGATCGCAAGAAATATCAATTAATTACTGGTGCTCAGAAGCGCGGAGATGACTATTTCTACAACTTTGAAACAAAGCGTGCATTCCAGCACATATTGAATGCAGATGAATTCAATTTTGTATGGAATTGTCCAGAAGCAATTGAAAATACGCATAAAATAGCTGCGCAATGTGATGCAAGATTGCCAAAAGCATCAATGGTTAAGTACAAAGGCAAAAAGGATATTGTCAAGGAATGTAGAGCGGGCGCTAAGCGGAAAGGAATCGATCTTAGCGACCCTATATACGGCGCTCGCTTCGATAGAGAGATCGAGTTAATCAAACAAAAGGACTACGCTGATTATTTTATGATCGTAGCTGATATGATTGTAAAAGCCAAGACAAAAATGCTTGTTGGGCCTGCCCGTGGTTCGGCGGCTGGCTCTTTGGTTTGCTATCTGCTTTCCATCACGGAAGTTGATCCAATCAGATTTGGTTTGATCTTTGAGCGATTTATTGATATAAATCGTGAGGATTTGCCAGATATTGATGTTGACTTTCCTGATGATGATCGCCCTCAAGTTATCAAAGACCTCTTCAAAGAACACGGCGCAGCCAATGTCTGTCACATCGCAAACATAAATGTCTTTAAGGCGCGTTCAGCAATTGCAGATGTTGGCATTGCGCTGCACATCCCAAAGTGGGAAGTTGATATTTTAAAGGATTCAATTGTTGACAGATCAGGCGGTGATGCTCGCGCAAAAATATCTGTTAAAGATACGCTGGAAACAACTGATGTTGGCAAAGATTTTATTGAAAAATATCCAGCGATGAATTATGCAATGGATATTCAAGGACACGCAACACACGCAGGGAAACACGCAGCTGGAATCATCGTATGTAATGATGAAATAACCAAATACGGCGGCGTAAATATGCGCGATGGATCAATTATGATGGATAAGAAGGGCGCTGAATATTTGAACCTTCTTAAAATTGATTGTCTTGGTCTCAGAACATTATCTGTTTTGCAGGATGCAGCAGACCAAATTGGAATGAAATATGAAGATTATTATAAACTTCCATTAGATGATGAAAAGGCATTCAAAATGTTTGCGCAAATGCGTCTAAATGGAATATTCCAGTTTGAAGGCCAAGCAATGCGAATGCTTTGCGAAAACATGGGAGTTGAAAACTTCAATGATATTGTTGCGATAACAGCACTTGCTCGGCCAGGTCCATTGCATGCCGGTGCAGCAGATATGTATATAAAAAGGCGAAATGGATATGAGCCTGTTGAATATGTTTGCGACCATCCAAAATATATTGAACACACAAGAGATACCTATGGCGTAATTGTTTATCAAGAGCAACTGATGAATTTATGCCGTGAGTGTGGCAATATGTCTTGGAAAGAAGTCTCAGATATTCGTCGCGCAACAAGTAAGACATTAGGCAAAGAATTCTTTGATCAATACAGAGTGTCATTTTTGAAAGGCACTTCTGAAAATGGAATTGCTGATGATATAGCAATTGCAATGTGGGAAAACATGCTTACATTTGGATCATGGAGTATGAATCTAAGTCACTCTGTTTCATATGGTTACATCAGCTATTGGTGCGCTTATATGAAAGCGAATCATCCTCTTGAATTTGTTGCTGCAAATTTACGCCATTCAAAGAGTAAAGATTCCTCAGTGAAAATACTGAGAGATGCTTACGAAAATGATGGAATTGAATATATACCAATCGATCCTGATGAATCTGAATTAGATTGGTCAGTTAAGAATGGTAAGCTAGTCGGCGGCCTTTTAAACATTATTGGAGTTGCTGATAAAAAGGCAGCAGAAATTATTAAAGCGAGAAAAGGACTTGCCAAGTTTACACCAAGCATGGTTAATATGCTGATGAATCCGGTGACTAGCTTTGATACAATTTACCCATGCCGAGATTTATGGGGTGATATATATGAAAATCCAGATAATTATGGATTAACATTCTCACCTTCTTACATAAAAGATATTCAAGGCGTTGGACAATATGTATTCCTTGGCTGCGTAATGCGGAGAGACTTGCGCGATCTCAATGAATATAATGAATTGATGAAGCGCGGTGGAAAAGTCTATCACACAAACAACAAATCTCTAAAGTTGACCATTGAAGATGACACTGGTCAAATAAACTGCTCAATAAGCAGGATGAAATTTGATAAGCTCAATGGCAAAATGCTCAATGAAACTCTAGTTGAAGAGAAAAGTTGGGTCATCATACGAGGAGAGATAAGAGAAGGATGGCGCGTTATTCACATTGAAAACATCTTTGACTTGAAGAATTTGGAGAAGTAGATGAGCAAAGTCACTTTATACGCAAAAGATCAAAGTGGTTCTATTCGCCTATGGGCAATCGAAGCCGATTACACAATGGAATGCTTGATAATTGAGCATGGTATTCTCGGCGGAGAAATTCAAGTCAAGAATGAATGGATTGATGAGGGCAAGGCAAATAGATCAATCGATGAACAGCTTGATTTGAAGATGAATTCAAGAATTGATAAAAAGATCAAATCTGGTTACGTTTATGATCTTGAAGCGGCAAAGGAAAATGATCGCGTTAATGCCCTTGGCTTCAAGAGGCCAATGACTGCAAAAAGATTTGATACATTCAAAGGCACAATAAACTGGGACCAAGGAATTTTCATTCAAAGAAAATATAACGGCAATCGCTGCCTAATACATAACCACAATGGAACTTTGGTTTCATATTCAAGATATGGCGTCATAAATAACAGACTGAATCACATTCTTGATGAAATTGATATTCCAGTTGATCACACACTAGATGGAGAACTATACCACCACGGAACCCCATTACAAACAATTAATAGCTGGATAAAGCGAATTCAAGTGAATACTTTCAAGCTGAAATATGTTGCTTATGATGTTATGAATAATTCATCATATGATTTCAGATTGAAATTCCTAAAAGATAATCTACAAGAATTAAAAAATACTGAAATAGCAGAGACAATTCTTGTTCATAGCCAGAAGGAAATGGAGAACTATTTCCGTGTGTGGAAGGCTGATGGCTATGAAGGCGCAATGATGCGCATCATGGGCAAATCATATGAAGATGGAAAGCGCTCTAGCTCATTAATTAAAGTAAAGAAAATTGGACTAGAAGGCTATATTGATGAAGAAGCAAGAGTTGTTGATATAGAGCCATCAAAAGATGGCTGGGCAATTCTAATCTGTGTCACAAAGAATGGAGTTCGTTTTAACTGTTCTTCTCCTGGAAACATGTCTCAGAAATATCACGTTATGAAAAATAAGGATAAATTCATAGGTAAATATGTAAATGTTGAATTTCCAGAATGGACAAAAGATGGAAAGCCATTTCAACCAGTAGCAACAAGATGGGTAGAATTTGGCATAGTATAGGGACCGCTATAGCGCGAAATCTATCGAGAGTTTAGGGTAAGGATAGGAGAGAAAGGGCGCGAATAAGCGCCCTTTTTGTTCACTTTATTTTTGTATTGCAGAGCATGCCAATATCAGAGCATTTAGCTGTTTTATTGCTGAATCTCCGTCATAAGTGATGTTTTTAAGAGTTTCTGTAGCCTCTGGTTCAAGTTCGGCTCCCTTGGAATCATCAGATCGGCGGGTATCGTCGCCGGAGTCGGGGGCTTTATCTGCGGGCACTGGACACTTGGCTGGGATGTACACCCTGCTAATCCTGACGCTAGCAATATCATTAATGTGATCTTTTTCATCTTTTGCTTTCTCCTGTGTATATGAGGCATCAACTTTATTTATTTCTTGTTGCTGTACTTCCACTTTTTCTTGCGCCTTGCCCTGTTCTTCAACAGTCTTTTTAATGCTCTGTTCGCCGGCTTTTGCATAATCAGCTTTGACCTCCGCAATATCGCCAGCTAGTCTAAAGTGGTCAGCAGCCCAAGCTCCAACTACTAGCATTAAAGTTACTATCAATATTGAAGTAAGTTTGTCCACACATCACCTCACGGCTGCACTATCATTATCAAATCATTTGGGTGCCATCCAGAATCAATATGCACCCATCCAGGAGTTTTTGTAATATCCTCCATTCGCATAATCGAAGGATATTTCTTTCGATTATCAAGAATATGTTTATACAATTCTTGAGGTGATAGTTTTAATGGATGGCAATCAAATGCCTTGCCATATTTATGCAAAGATAATTTGGCACCTGTTGCAGTATCAAGTCTGCGCAAACCAGATTCAGACAGTCTACCACCACGACTATAATTATTTACAATTATGCCTCCTATATCTTCTGATAGTTGATCCAAATCCAACAGAAGCTCACGGTCAATGTATCTTATTGCACCCGATCCAAATATCTGAATGTATGATGGGTCAACAAGCTCTTCCAAACAGAAATGTTTAATTCCAGAAATTACTGTCATTCTATTTCTCCTTGTCAACTTTACCATCTAATTTGTGATCAATTTTATTAAGAAGCTCAAAAATATCTTTCCTAAAAGCCTCAAATTTTTGCTCTTTTACATAATCACCTGCGATTATCACCTCAAGCGTACAAATACGATCAGTAAGCCGTGTGTTATTGTTGTATAATATGTTAAGAAGAGTGCCGCCAATCAAGCACAAGCCACCAACGATCCACTGAAAAGTATTTTGATCCATGCATAAATCTCCACTGCATTGATTATTGTTTATTTTGCTCCGTCATACCAACCTTGAGCAAGATTTGGATTTGGTGAAGTAAAGCCTTCTGCTGCGCTATCATCAGATTGAACCCTGAAAACAGCGGAGAAAAATCCATTTAATTTCCAGCCAACATATGTCTGCAAGAACTCTCTCTTTGTAACATCTTTTCCAGACCATCTAAAATGCATACCAGCAAAACAAAATGGCTGGAATATGAACCAAGGAGTTAGATGAACTGATGTAAAGAACATAAAATTCACAAATGCAAGAATCGCAGAAATAACAAGCCAAAGAACAATATTCATTGGAATGACTCGCCATCCCTTCAATGGATTCATTATCATAAGTCTGAAAAAGAATAATCCATTATAGAACACTTTTTCATTACTAACTCGGCCAAGCCAAATACGACCAATCGCCCAACCGCCTCCCCTATTATCTAGCGGCGATACCTTGTACCCGATAACTAGCGCCAAGAAAGGCCAAACGTCACCTGGCGCAACAAGAGATTTGTTTAGCCAAGGATCAATATATTTTGTTACGAAATCTTGTGGCGTCATATTAATACGCTCCTACAAAGTGGCCACTAAACCAAGAAAAACATTGTCCAAAACAACCAAGAACTGGCCAGTTGGCTGTTAATCCAGGCGACTGAAGTGTAACAACAAGTGCTTGTCCGGCTGACATTTTAACCAATGAACTTCCAGAAAAAGTTTGTTGTCTTCCATTTGTAAATTGATTATCTCCGCTGTATGCGTACATAACACCACTTGAACTAAAGCCACCGCCTATCGCAGCTGCTGCTCCTGATAAGTTTTGTATGTATATTGAATAATTAAATTGATAATAGCCATTTTCATTCGCTGTAAAAATTGCAGTTCCATCATAGCAACCACCCTGATTGAAATCAACTGATTGGAATACAACAATTTGTAAAAATTGTGTCGTTTGATTGGCATTGGCATGCGCCATAAAGCGGCATTTTGACTTCTCTCTATCGACAACAAATTTTGTAGTTGCTGCCGTGTTGTCTGCTGTTGATGCTGATGGAGTTGGGAAATTAGGCGCAGTTTCAAAACCACAAATACCATTTGATCTAATACAATAAAATGGCAGTCCTAAATATGATCCAGAATCACTATATCGCATAAGCAAGAAATTAGAGCCATTATTTGACCCAGATTCTGATGCAGCATCAGCTTCAACAATCCATCTATTTAATCCAGATGTTTGAAAAGCAATTGCTCTATCTGTTGCAGTTGAACCAGAAACCAAGACTCCAGGAGTCGTTAAATTGCCAGTAAGAACACCGCCTGCCAACGGGAGCAAGCCATTGTTAAGTGGAAACAATGATATCCATCCAGTATTTGCAGAATTTCTCTGCTTCATAAAATTACTTGTTGTATCAGCCCACCATGAATAGGCGCCGCCATTTGTTGTAGGATCAGCAGTTCCAGATTGAAATGTTGCAACAGCTTTTAGATCGGTATTTGTTTCATTTACAATTTGTAGTCCTGTTGGAGTTCCAGTAGTTGGCAAATCTCCAACTGGAGATTGAGATGCGAAAACAGAAGTCGCAAACATTAACAAAAATAAAAACATTTTCATATTAAAACCCCTCAATTAAAAGATTTACATCACGAGCAACTCTTGTACCTGCTGAATTCCTAACAGAAAAAGTCATCCCAGCAAGACTAATTGAATCAAGAACAAAATAGTCTCCTGTTTGTTGATTTGTTATCATAGGCGTAATCCAAGGATAGGCTTGTCCATCTGGCCCACCTTTGAAATTTGGAGTAAAATTAAAAGTTTTTGGGCCTCCAGTTAAAGTTGTTTGCGTTGTTCTAATTCTATAATCAGGAACATCAACGCTAACTTTAAGATTTGTAAGTTGAGATGACGCCCTTTTATTTATTGATTGCAAAAGAACTCTAAATTCAATTTTCCAGAATATGTATTTTCCAGCTTCATAATTAACCCACGGACCAAATGTTGATCCATCGGTTGATAATCTTATTTGTGGTATTGCTATAACTTCTACTGGTAATGTATCAGGGGCTGGGCCATCACCAAACCAAGCTCTTGATAGATCATATGAAAATATAACATCACAATTTTGAGAATAACCAACATCAACACCAGAAGAAAATGTATAAGTTTCAGATGCTGATACATCTCCATAATGTAACACATCAGGTATTGCAAGGAAATCAGCAGATAAAATGTCACCAGTAAAGGCCAATTGCAATATTTTTGCACCAGATGCACCAGCAGCAACGATACCAGTGCCACTATATGTTCCAACATAATCTGTTGCATGCTCATCAATAGTCTGATAAACATTCTTTGTTAACATTGTATTATCAACATCAATCTCTTGTGGTATTGCTGAATATATTGAATCGCCGGCAGAATTAACAGCTCTTGCAGCTATGAAATATTTACCATTTGATCTAGCAACAAAAGATTTTGTTGAAACTCTATCATACAAAACACTATTGGCCCAAGTTACACCAGATCGAATTTCAAAATCAACAATTACAGGATTATCAGGACACTTGAAATAAACCCTATTTATATTTCCTGAGTAATTATACTGAGCCTCATAGCAGTCTGGCGGTATAGTCGTTGTTCCAGAACCAACTGTATAATCAATTGTTACACCACCACCAAATTCCTTGAACTTTTTATTTACTGGATATGCAATAAATGTATATGTTGAGCCATCAGCGGGCAAAATCATATCTATCTGGTCATCAGCTGATCCAGCAAATTTAAAACTGTATTGACCTGTGTTTGTCTTTTTCTTGTAATAAATATTGCTATACAGATAATTAGGGTCATTTAAAGGTCTATCAACTTGAATCTCAAGCGTTACATTCAATCCACCAGGAGATGGCGGAGTATTTGGAAATTCATCAATGTTTATAGCCAACGCGCTTTTAGGCTGATCCGTGGTTGTGGACACAACAGCGTGAGGTGGTACAAAGAATATTCTAGCTGCATTGTTGTAGCCAGAAAGATCAGGGCCTGGATCACCAGCTCCAACATAAAATGGACCAATCTGCTCAGTATCACTTGCAAGATAGCGAATCACACCAGGATTTGCCAGCCATTTTATTGAATATCCTGGTGAAGGTGTTGGTAATGGAGTTCTGCCAAATTTAGCAACAACATGAGTTAAATTTGGTATATCATTTAGCAATCCATCAACAACAAACACGACTGCGCCAGGAGCACCACCGCCACCACTTCCACCAATTATACGCCCACCGCCTTGATTAACACCTTGCGTGCCATCAAGACCAGATGTATCAATCAAGCCACTTGCGCCAAAATTTATTCCGCGAGCAACAATAACAAGACCAGCGCCACCATTCCCACCTGCACCACCAGGGGCATAGAAATTGTTGCTATGTGTATCACTTCTGTAACCATTTCTACCAGATGATCCACCAGAACCTTTCAGATTTTTTGGGTATCCTGTTACATGATGTGTGCCCATGTCCTCAGTTATCAACAATTGAGGCAAGCTTGGGTTACCCCACAAGCTTGATAGAAAACCTTGTAGTGACATCCAATCCCATTTTTCCTTGCCAAATTGCAGATGGCCAACAACACTACCACCTGATTCTGTTGGTCCTATGAATCCAACTTCACCATAACTAACATATTGAGTCTTTGGTGCGCTTCCAGCAACATTATTAAAATCAAGAGTTGGATAATCAGAGTGTATTGTCGCATCAGAAAGAGTTATATTCCCACCTTGGCCGCCACGTCCTTTGCCATTTATTGTTCCATTTATATACAAAGTTCCTTTTACTTCAATGTGAACATTCTGACTTATTATCAGATTCACTCCGCTATCTATGTACAAATCACCATTATAATAATATATAGCTTGGTCAGCATCATTAGTGTGACCAATCAGGCCAATTCCATCACATGCAGTTATATGACCACCAGACATTGTTATATGCCCATAAGCGGCCAGATTAGTTCCACGGTTTGTATACTGCGAATCAAGAAGAATGGCAATGTCTGGATTTTCACCAGCAGTACCAGGATTTTCTGGTTTAATGACTGATGCCGCATTTGAAGAAGCAAACAAGCTTAAAGTCACAACGCCTGTATTATAATCACGAGTTTTTTGCTGAACTTCAAATGGGCAATCAATAGTTCCGCCAATTATTGCATCTGGAATTCCCTCATGTTTAACATTAACTATGTCACCAACTTCAATATTGCCACACATTGGAATCAGCTTTAATGTTATTTTCTTAGGCGGTCCAGATGATCTATCTCTCAACTTGTCGAAAATTTGGCCCAAGGTAACTGCCGTGTGAGAGCCGCCTGATAGCCCCTTGAACTCAAGAGCTGTTGTGGATGAGTATTTGTATTTTGATATTGATACTTCATCAATCAAAACCTTCTGCCGCATAAATTGCTCTTGCAATGGGTCATATGCCCATTTAATTTGCAGCAAATTACGAATAGACCTTGCATCATATTCAAGATCACTATGGCTTATAATGTGGCTTCTTGTTATTCTATAAACAGGAACAGCATTTTTAAGAATGCTTGTGAATCTTTTTAATCCAAGTTCACCATTTGAATAAATTGGCATGTATGTAGTTGTAAGCAAACACAACTCAGTTTCAATGAATTGTTTGGCATCTTGTTTTGTGCAGCCTTCAAATCTTGCCATGAATCCAGTATTGCCAAAAGGAAACCATAAGTCCCATTTATTTGGGTCATTAAAATCAGCAAGACGAACATATTTTGCTGGTATATTCAAGCACCAGTTACTTGGGAAATTATATCCAGATGACCCATATAGTTTACCAGTCAATATTGCATAAATTATTTTAATTGCTGGCATTTCAATATAGACATACTCAAGAACTTCAGTTCGATCAGTTTCTTGAGTTCCAGCATCAACCGTGTGTGGTACTGCTTTTGTATTAAGTGCGCCGCGAGTGCCACCATTTGCAACTCTAGCGTCAAGAACAAGACCTCTGTTTGGATCAACAAATGAACCAGTACAGCGAACTATCTCATCATCAATTTTTACATAAAAGAATTCTTTGGCAACATTGCCATCTGTAAAATTTGCATCATGCAAAAGTTTTTCAAATGGGGCCTGATAAACAGGAATCAGTTGATCTGTATCAGTTATGGACGCACTCAAATGCGTCATATTGAGATCAAATATATCAGAGCGAATTGATCTTTGAATATCCGCGCATTTAACCATCACAGATGTTTCATTGTTACTCCAGGTATCAACAATTTGAGTCAACTCAAGCTCTTGCTCAAATTCATACCATGCCATCCCAGCAAAGCCAAAATAAAATCTTACATCTCTATATCGCAAACCAGAATTGTTTTTATCATAATTTGCAAATAATTCAGATATTGCATTATTTCTATTTACAAGAGTGAAGCTGAATGTGCCAATTGTGCTCAGCGCCTTCTCTGGATCAATTTTTTGAGTTATGCTATTGCATCTTGTCAACACGCTGTAATATACAGCAGCTGAATCAGGAGGAGTCGGGCAATCATTGTGGGATGTGAAATATACAACTGATCCATCAAAATCAATTGATACAATTCTTCTAGGTTCAGCGACTTGTTTTACAAGATTTGCAGAATATGCCGCACCAGAAGCTCTCATAATGATTCCACCATATCAAAAGACAAAGACATATAATTAGTTGTTGATTGTCTCGTCCATGATGGAACTTTTGGTATTTTAAAAGATGCGTAATTTGTCGAAGCTGCTTCAATTGTTCCATCAAAATCAACTTCAAATTCCTCAGAGCCTGCAACAGATGACGCAAACATTTTCAACAATGGGTATCTGATGTCATTCAATGAGTCTATATATATAGTCCTTATGCCATAGCCATCGGCAATTCTATCAACCCAAGTCTGAGAGAATCCAGCTTCAGACTGCAAATTTGTTTTTGTTGCTTCAATTGATGGATTATTTGTCATAAATGGAATTTCAAATTGAACAGTATCTCCATAATTATAACCAGTTGCTATTTTTCTTTTTGCTGTAAACGTAATTACTGGCATATCAACCACCCCTCAGCATGCGACCATTTCTACTATCTGCTTCAATAAGAACATGGTCGCCATCTTTTATAAGACCTTTCAAATCATCCATGAAAACTTCAGCGCTATTGCTGTTTATATCTCCATAAAAATAGAAATTTGTATCCCTTCTTTTATTTGCTGAATCATCACCGCCAATACTGCTTGGAGTGTTTGGATTATCTGTTGTAGTTATTCCAGCCTGCTGCGATGCCGTTGAGCCGCCGCTAGAAGAAGAACCATAGCTAGCAGAAGCAGCCGCAGCTGCCTGAGACAACATGGCCGCCAATGCAACAGCAGCAAAAGCCGCCCCAAGATAAGGACCACCTTGTTCTGGGCCAATAGCAAACGCACCAGCAACTGCCCGTGGTGTCTCTAGCGCTATTTGAGACACAGTCGCAACTTTGTTAATCTCAAACATTATTTTACTATGCTTTGCTCCCTCATTGGTCATCATAGTTAGCGCATTCAATTGAACCTCAAGACGCTCTCTACCAGACTTTGTCTCCGCATCCTTTAAAACTTTCAGCCATGCATTGTTGTTCTGTACAATTGCACCTTTACCACGCGACTCACGGTCAAGCTGTTTTGCATATATATCAGATTGATCTTCTTGTAATTTTTCATCATTGAGGCGCAACAAATCTCTGCGACGCTCAGCAGTAATCTGATCAAGATCGAGAATCTTATCAACACGGCGACGATATGCGTCAACAACAACATCAGTCTCGGAATCAAGGTCGGCTTCAACATCAGCAAGATTTTTTGATTTCAAATCTCGCATTTTTTCATTGAAGTCAATCTCATTCTGCAATAATAAATTAGCGCGTTTGTTTCCAGATTCAATGAATTTATCAGTTAATAATTTTTCTTCTTCATCAACTTGTGAAATTCTATCAGTTTTCTGATCATCACTGAAAGAAGGATCAGCCAGAATGCGCGCTCTTTTTTCAGCAGCAGCAACTTTAAGCTCAGTTATTTTTGCCTCGGCATCAACAGTATTATCAATGATTAACTTGTTTCTTCTGAGATAAGATTGCTGTAAAGCCTTCTCCTCAGTTGCCAATCCTTTTTCTAATGAATCAAGAGCATTTTGATCAACTTTCAAACCAGGAAGTTGTTTAAATTCATGAAGCGCAGAGTCATCTTGTTTTTCAGCGCCGCCACCTTTCGAGTTGGCAGCTTCTGCCATGGCTTTCCTCAAAGCTTCAACTGCTGCTTTTGATTTCTCAGTCGCAGTATCAAGCTGCGAAGCTATTTCATTTTTTGTATCTAGTTCAGCTTGATTTATCCCTGCTGTTAATTCCTTGTATCTTATTAAAAATTGCTCTTGTTCATAATTTATTCTTTCTTCTTCACTTGAGAATCCAACAGATTGACCTTTATCAATTGTATCCTGTCTTGCCATTTTTGTTGCTTGATCAGTCATCTTCAACTTATCAAGACCAGCTGCCATAGTCACAGCAGCATTTTGTATCCAGGATGACCAAACATTTGGCACATTGGCTAGTTTCTCACCAAGAGTATCAGCCTTGATGTTTATTTTATCGAGAGCGGCGACAGCAACGTCGCTCATTAGATCAAAACCTTTACCAGCTTGCAGCAAAGAAGGCCCAAATGACGTTTTGAAAACATCACCTATGGCACCAACTCCACCTGCTCTCAAGAAAGTGGCGAATTTATTTATATCATTTGAAGCCTCTTCAAGAATATTTTTTACTATTTCTGTGAATTTGCTATTAGATACCGCTAATTCAATATTCTCCCATGCGTCCGCAACGTTATCTAGCGAACCCTCTAGCCCCTTAGCCCGTATCTCGGCGGCGCTAGCGAAGTCCTTATTGCCAATCTTGACCAAATAATTCTGAATATCTTCAGCATCCTTACCAATCTTCTCAGTATTTCCGTGGAAGGTGACTGCTATTCCATCAGCTTCTTCTTTGGCTTTTATTCCAAACTCGCGCAATGAGCGATAGTTTCCAAGCGATGCGGCAGAAACTGAATCAACAACGCCCATAAGAGTGCTGTTTGTTCCAGCAGCTATATTCTCAAATGCCTTCAATGCCCCAATGCTTGGGTCTAAACCCTGATTTACAAGTTTAACAAATGCGTTTGTTGCATCATCAAGACTCGTAAAAGAGCTTATCTCGGCGAATTTATGAAGTTCTTCAAAAGCAACACTGGCGCTGTATGCACTTCCTGTAACAGTGTCAAGTCTTGCCTCAAGAATTTGAAAATTTTCGGCGGCCTTAGTGAGGTCTTTTAATAATTCTATTGCACCAGCGACTGTAAGAATTGGTCCAACAACTTCAAGCATGACCTCTTTAAGGCCATGAACAGCACCTTCAGCAGCACCAGCAGATTTTGATAATTCCTTGAGGTGGCCAGTGGCAGATTCGACACCCTGCTCTTTTACCTCAATTACAAGGCTAGAAGTTTGATCACTCACTATTGGCCACCTCGACTCTAATATTATCCACTCGCTTGAGCATATCAACTTCCCAAGCCAATAATTTCCTATTGTTCAAATTGGCCCAGGACTCAACCTCTTTGAACGAAAGCCGATCTGGTGGTGAGGCAACATCCCAATACCACAACCACAAATAAGCAAGATTGGGAGGACACTTTGGAGCATTAGCAAGCTCTTCTGGCATCTTCCCTGTTTGCTTATAGACCTGTTGAAGATGAGACTTCAACGAAACATTTGAGCCCTTTGGACGCTTTAAAAGCGTTAGCTCTGATCTTGCGTAGTCGAGGAAACCGGCTGTGGCTTTGCGAAATAATTTGCTCTTTTTGAAGCACAGCGATCAAGGAAATCACCAATATATGGTGCCTCGGTCAGCAATGTCTTGATATTATCCTGATTGCAAGGAATATCAAAACTCCAAGAAACAACAAGACTAGACAGCAATTTAATTTTGTTATTTTTAAAAGCGTCCTCTTTCAACTCTTCATCTTCAAGAGCTGCAACAGAAAGCTGATCTCTGTATGTCTGATCTTTTGTATTGCGATACTCATCCGAATCAAGACCACGGACAACAATCCAAGCAGTGCTATCACCAGTTCCATCTGGTGACGGTATAAAAAATTTCACACCTTCATTCGCATTAGCACGAGTGAAAAAATGTTCAATTTTTAAGTTCTCTTCTGTCATACATTTCTCCAAACAATTACGTGAGTGCCAGTTGTTGCGTCAAGTTCCGTGACGAATGGGAGGGATAAAGTTACTGCGCCCTCACCTTGTACATTGGGGCTACTGCCACCAGTGTATTTAATTCTCGGCATTTTGAATTTATAGCCAGAGCCACCACCGCCAAGAGTAAATTCAAGAGACGTTTCAGTCTCATTGATGAATTTATTCACCAATGTCGCATTTTCAAAGTACGCAGTAATTGTACCAGAAATCTCACTGCGACCAATGGTAGGAGGCAAAGTAACACCCTGACCACCAACAGCATACTGAGCAGCCTGTCCATTCTGCAATGTAAAGTTGATTTCAGTAATTACTGCGTAATCAGTTCCACCTTCTTTCAATCCGCCAGAGAAACCATCATATGGAGTTGATGTTGCAGGTGGATTATAAGTCTCATTTGGAATATCACCAATACTTTGAGCCTGACCAAGCACATCAAAAGAGCCTTTAACAATCGATGTTGCATTGATCGTCAATTGCATTTTTGTATATTCGCAACCAGTGTAAACAAAATTCTGGTTGATGTCAGAGAACTTACGTTCCATCGTAAAGCTGCGGCGAGTTTGACCTGCGTTGCAAGCAGATGCAACACCATTAACAAAAACAGTTTCACCAGCAGCATCATCAACAAGAGGGGTGCCACCAGTAAAGGTTATTTTACCGGCACTAATAGTTGCAATTTTCAATCCATTTTGATTGTTCCCAACTGTTCCAGTAAAGCCAGTAATATTCATGTACATGCCAGGCTCTGGCACACGTCCATAAGATGGCGTCAAGAAGCCATTGGCAGAGTCATTAATTGAATTATCTGCTGCTAAAGCGCTGATTGTAGATGCACTATACACATAAGGGCTTGAATCCCAATTCCCACATAGCACAGCTTCAATTGAATCATCCCAAGAGCCATCAGAAAGTTCAAAGGGAATGGCGCCAGATACCTGCTTAGTGCCATGTTTTGTGTCAGATGGCATGCGGTCAGAGCGTATCTCTTCAGACTTGAATGTTGTCTTAGCTAAGCCAAGAGTAACACCAGCAAGAGCGCGCAATTTATTCAAAACTGGCGACGATCTGTTACAAGTAACATCAGAACCGGCTGAATAAGTTGTATTCCAATGTGTTGGATCAATCTGTGTTCCAAGAAAGATGCCAGCAGGAACAGTTCCGCCACCAAGTCGAGCGCCAGAAAACATATTCCCAGTAACACCAGAAACAGTCAGGATGCCCGTGGTGGCTGCGATATTGCCTGTAAATGTAGCTGCTGGAGTGACTCCATAGGCTACGCCATCTTTGCCTTCCAGTATTTGAGAAACCTGGTGTCTAGTTCCAGAAGCTAAAGTCATTTCAAGACCCCTTATCGATTTGAAAAAGAATTCCAAGTAACAGAAATGCCGATTCTCCAATAATTATCGACTTTTCTGCCAGGTATATAGTTTACAGATTTAATCTGCGTTGTAACTCCATTTATAACAAACTGTTTCCCTATTTTAAACAAATTCACAATACTGGCGATTGCTACAAATTGCTCAGCCTCGCCAACACCATAAATCCAATTTAAATCAAATTGAATAATGCCATCAGTTTCATCAATCCCATTATCACCAAGAGTCACAGGATATGAAGTTGCTGGCATAAAATGAATTTCAATATATGGCAATCCTGCCGGTGCCTCAAAAACAACATTCTCAGATGCCATCGCATAACCAAGAGCCAATGCTATAAAAGCATCAACCATAGGCTTACGCACATCTGTTATTAAATTCATGATTTATCAACTGCCTCTTTAAACATTCTATCAAAACTAGCAATACTCAATCTAACCATTCCATATGGAGCCTGCTGCGACCAACCATTCTCAAGTCTTTCAGCATATGGCAAATTATTAGCCAAGTATATTGTGCTAGCTTTGTTATCCTCCATGAACTTAACAACAGTATTTATCACATAAGAACCACTTTTATCAAATTCCATTCTTGTATCTTTGCTTGGTTGATCAGCAGTGATAATCCAATTTGCTCTAAATCTACCAGTATCAACAGGAGAGCGCAAAATAACAGAAGAAAATAAAGAGATTATGGCCAATTGATGGCCTTGTCTAATCTTTTTCTCTGTCTTTTTTGAAAATTCTGTCACACTCTCAGCAAAACTCATTGCATTACAACGCCAACGACATAAAGAAGATCAACATTTCCAGGGGCTATTTTTGATATTCCAATGATGCTCCAATTTTTACCATCGCCAATATCAAAAATATCACCAAATTTTGGCAATATTATGCTAACAGCATTTACATCAGGAGCAGCATATAGCATTTTACAATCACTTAATTTTAAATCATCAAGAGATACTTTAGCATCAAGTCTCTCAAGAGTTTTTGCGTTGGCATTATCAGCAACGCATTTGTATGCACAAGTTACAGGATCACCAGAAAACACAGAACTTGACGAAACGCTAACAACTTTCGGAGTATGTTTTAAGGTAGCAGAAAAACCAACTTCATCAAGAAGCTGCTTAACCTCATCTGCTATTTCAAGCCAGTCAAATGAGCTCATGCGCGACTCAAAAACTTAACAGAAACATCAGAAGATTCCATACTATTAACAAACTTGTTAAACAAATTCTCAATAGATGGGTATCCAATAAAATCCTCAGCAACGGCATAATCAGGAACTGCGTATTTTGTAGTCGTAGTTACAGGGCCAGCGGTGATTGACTTTTCTTTAACAATTTGATTTGATGGATCAGGAGTTTGATCTGGATTCAAATCACCAGTTAACGCAATCTTTGCAAATTCAAAAACAGCATTCTTAATCTCAACAGGAACACCAGTCACAGAATGTCCATCCTCGTCATATATGGCATTCCGTGGCCATAGAGTTGATTGACTGCGGCCATTTAACTTTGTTCCAAAGAATACAAATCGCATATCAACATATGACGTTGCCTTTACAATTGCAGCCTCAATAGCCTGCTGAGTCTGAGTAAATGTCTCACCACGGTCTGCGAAATAAGCTGTAAATGCTGCGGCAGCGACATAGGCATTCGCCCCAGCAACATTTCCAAGATCATTTTGTAAAGTAAAGGCCATAATTACACCAATTACAAGTGAATATAAAAGCCATGGCGTTGAGAATAGCCAGGAGTTCCAGATTTTGGAGCCGAGAATCCAGTTGTCAATATTTGATATTGTCTTCCTGCTGTTGGAGCAGTAAATCCTGTAATCCTTGTTGTATCCCATGTCCAAGTTCCATTTGAATATACTGCCGCAGAAGTTTTAAAAGCTCCAACTCCAGGTATTGTCATAGTTTCAAATAGACTAGATGGGCAAAGTCTGCCACCTGTTGTTTGGTCAACTGTCAGAGTGAACTTACTTGTTGAAGAATCATAAGTACATTCTGTAATCTTGTATGGGCCAATATTAGTTGGATTTATATTTGACTGTCCAGCAATTGGGTTTGACAAATCACCAACTGGACCAGTTAGCTGGTATCCAGTTTTAGTTCCAGATGTTGCAGCTTTCATCATTGGAATTTTTAAATCAAAGCGCAATGTTACAGTTGTGCCATTTGATGTAGCATCAGCACCCAAGAATTGAGATAAGCCAACTCCTGTCCATGTCCAATCATGGCGATATGGTCCTGACGTTCCAACAAACGTAAAAGCAGCATCCGCACCTTTTAAACTTAAATTACCACCGACACCATATATATCAAGAGTATTTATGAAATCTTTGTTAGTTAATGCTCCTTGGCCAACTGAGCCCAAGGTGCTTACAATTAGTGTGCCTCCTGACGTTATAGGATTGTATGCAAATCTTGAAAGTTTTTTGCCACCAAGGTTAGCATTATAACCAGAAGGAATCGACCCTCTCACTCCAGCGCCGCCATTGACCGTGTATGAGGCATCATCAGTGTATGCTGTCGAGGCTGTGTTTGCGCCGCCACCCTGCTGAACATATAAAAGCATATCTCTATACATTTTTTATCACCGTATCTGCGATTGTAGAGAAGTATTTTTGCCCAGCCAACATTGTCGCCTTGCACATTGAATATCCTGACCATGGATCAATGAATTCAACAACTAATTTAGCAGAATCAATTGTAATATTTGTGAATGCTGTGCTTCTTCGTGACCATTTTACACCAGTATGCGTAAAATCAGCTCCAGAAGATGCCGCAAAAATACCCATTGAAACTGGCGAACTGCAAATATTGGCAAATCCTTTTGTAAACGCAGTTATTGAAGATGCAGGAGAAGAAGGTGAAGCAGTAAATGTTTCAGCTGGCGCAAAATTAACAATATGTGGCAAATGCGTATCGCCAGAGATAAATAATACACTACATGTCACACCCGAATCATCAGCGTGATCATGAATATATTGCACAAGCTCATCACGCTCTTTGCTATAAAAGTTTATGCCATTTGCATTGTTTGGACGATTGGTCGCACCAGGAGTGACACCAAGTAATGCAGCCTCATTACCAAGCTGGAAGAACATTTTCTCGCAAACAATAATTTTTACTTTTGCAGAACTCAAACGAATTCTGTCTTTAATCCATTGCAATTGAATAAGTCCAAGAGCAGTGCGACCGCCAGCAGTAGGAGAGGCATTATCAAACGGTCTTGGATTTGTAATTGTTGCAACCTCAGCAGCCCATGCTGTTGGGTTAGCGGCGCTGGCCTCTGAACTTCTTGAATTGGCATAAATTGTTTTTTGAAATCTATCGCAACGAGTTGCAGTATCTATAAAAAAATACTCAATATCAGGAGTTGCGTCATTACGCACACCTGCAAAGGTCCAGCCTTCGCGCCAATATAATGGCGGATAATACAAATTAACATCTTCAGCAGCTGGAGGAAGATGTGTTGAATCATACCATGGGTTTGACTCACCTGAAACAGTGTTGGCAACCCACCGCGGATATTCACCAGTTACTCCAGCGTCATTATTGTCTGGATTGCGAATATTATTAAGACCAGTAAACAATGTTTGACTATTTTGCAATTCATCAGTCTTGGTGACAGCTTTAAAAGCATCAGCAAAACATTTAGTTGAGGCATTAACTTCTTGTTGATTTATACAACCAAGAAAGCTGGAAGTTGTAACAGATGATGCACCATCTTGATTGCCAAGGTCATGGTCACTTGGAATGTATCTAATATCTTTACACTTTAAAATTGCACTTAGCTTGCTTGTATCAAAAAGCTGAAGCATCTGTTGGAAAAACTGAGATTTAGTAAAACCTCTGTCCAATTTTGGCAAAACAGACCCACCGGCGATGTTGGGAGATGTTGTTTGATCCTGATCCATATATGGGGTATCGCCACCCATTATCACCATATCAGGATTAAATGCTGCAATAATTGGGCCCAAATTTGTTGTCTGATTGCCATCAACAGGGCCACTTCGACGAACACAGGAAAAATGAGATATTTTCATGGCGCAGACACCGACCAGCCGGAAACGAGGCCATTTGCATAAGCAAAAGTAACAGTTCTTCCATTGCCTGTATAGCTAGCAGCAGTTCCATCCGAATTAGTCACGAAATTGAAAGTGATGCCATCTTGAACAATCGAAGTAATTGCACCAGTCAAAGCATCGCGAGTAATTGTTCCACCGCCGCTACCTCCAACAACAGGAGCGGCCAAAGCAGACTTCATTGAAACAATAGCTTGAGCTTTCGACACACCAACCGTGTCGGCGATCTTCTGGAAGATGTAATCAGGAACAACCATTGCATTAAGAATGTCTGTTAAAGTAACATCCTTGATTGCATAGCCAGCGCGCAGCATAACAAGCTCTGCGCCAGTAATTGTATCAATAGTTGGATTATTGATGTTAAAGTGATATTCAGCAGTTATTGGCAACAAATGCTCTGTTGTGCCATCAAACCAACCAACCAATCGACCGAATTCATCGAATGTCCAGTTAATACCATCCTTAACAATATGAGTCACGGCCATTTATTCAGTCTCCTAGAATTCGATTTAAGGCGCCTTAAAAGTACCCTATACGCGGGTATAGGGTAGGTTTAAATCGTCTTACTACGCGCGGCCTATCGAGCTAGCCGCGCTATCGTCTACCTCTATTACGCCCATCTTTTCCTGCCTGATGTTTTATTTTACTTTTAGGTTTGTTGGAGAAGATGGTGGACTCTTTTGGGTTGTGACACCGGGAGGTAGATTAACAACAGGCGATGCCTCAGATTGCAAACCAGCAGTATCGACAGCAGTGATTGCTGCATAATCTGCAACAGTAGTTGTATATCCAACTGGAACAACGTAAGTCAAAGAATTTGAAGGCGAAAGAATTGAGATATAATTTGCCTCATATGAAATATACAATCGATATTCCTTCAACTCAGAGACCAACAATGGCACACCAGAGGTCCGTGTGGTGGGTGTAGTCCAGTTGAACACAAGAATACCATTAATCGGCTGTGTAACTTTCGGCGCGTCGATTGCAAAAGCAGCTTTTACGCCAAGTATTGAGAAAGCAAATAGAAAAATCAGAAAACGAATCATGGCGAATCCACCTTGAGTATTTGAGCCTTGCGAATTGCTCGCAGAAGGACTCTGTGCGTAGCGTGAATGAATGACCTTCATGAATGACAGAAAGCCACCGAGAAACGCAAGCGCCCAAGCGGCTTGCGTAATATCAGACAATTTTGAAGTGCCAGCTTGCGCCAATAGGGCAGATACTGACGTTCCAGATGTAAATATGAAAGCGAAAAGTCCATCGATCAGCGCAAGCAGCATTTCAGTCACCCCATAAATTTGTTAATTATTTGGCAGGCACTTTTGGCGTTTTATTGCCTTCACCGCCCTCGCCACCTTCACCATCTTCCTTTTTCTTGACTTCTGGCTTTTCCAGAGTATAACCAGCAGCCAGCATTTCATCCAATTGTTCTGGATTGCAATTGCACTCTTTGCCATCTTC